CTTTTTACACCAGAATTATCTGCTAAAACTTTTACATAATATACTAAACTTGATGTTAAACCAACAATAGGATCATTTTCTGGTAAATAGACAATTGAGTCACCATCAATAAAAGGGACAGAATTAATAAATTTGATTGATTTGAATAAACCAGATTCTGGATTTTTTGTAATAAGTCCTGATTGTAATACATTATTTGGATCATTATCAGGATTACTAATACTAATCTTTACTACCTTTTTCTCAATCAAATACGATGGCATTGATGATGATGCCACATAGTAATTTTCATCATTTTCATTATAAGTATTTTGAACATTCGCAGTTATTATATCATTACCAAATTCTAACTCAACACCAGTATCACCTTTTGCTTTATCAAGTTGTCTTTGAATATCATATTCAGCATCATTAACGATTGCTGTATCTAAATCTACCTCATTTCCCCCTATTATAGATGTTATGGCTATACCTGTAACTTTTGGTACTAATTCATTTCTTCTAAACAGAGATACTTTATCATCATTTTTTAGTTGAGATTTATCTAATTCAGATTTAGTGATAATTGTTGATGAAGATTGTCCCGGTAAAAGAGTTGATTCAAAATCAAATTGAAATCTACTTGCAGTATTATAAATCCAAGAATTAAAAAATACTGTTTTTCTTGTTCTCTCATTCTTAGGAGGGTTTGATATTATTTCACCTAAATTTTTAACTGTTACTTTTTCACCCTCTAAAGTGACACTTGATCCAGTTGTGGGTAATAATTCAAAATCAGATATTACACCAGTAATTCTTAATTCTACCTTTTTAGACAAATCACCATTTTCATAACCAAAAATAGTTTCATCATTTCTTAAATCATCAGCTGACCTGATTGATACACCAACTCCCGTACAATTTAAAAACTGATTTATAGTTTTATCGGTATAAGTTACTGTGTTTATACCATTTACACCATTAGTGATTACAGTACCTGTAGTTCCAAACCCAACTGTGGAGTCAACTGTCAATATTGAGGTGTTTATCGGTGCATCTTCTATAACTCGTGTTTTTCCGGGTATTGTGAAAGTTCCTCTGATTGTATTACTTTCGTCAAATCCAATGAATAAATTTAATTTATAGTAAGTTGTAATACCTGTATTTCCTGATCTTGAAAATATTTCAACCTCAGACACTGAAGCAGATGTTTCCGAATCATTTGATTTTGTAATAGTTTGACCTGCTAATTTATTTGGATCACCAGAAATTTGCTCTGCAACCACTACTTCTCTTCTTATAAATTCTGCACTTGAGGGTTTGATAAGTAAATTTTCTAAATCTATTATCTTAGGTGTTATGCCATATAATATATTAAATAAAATTCTAAATGATTCTTCTGTTCCCTTAGATTGATAAAGAGATTTTGATTCTTTAATAAAATTACTTATATCTAAATTTGTGTTTAATTTAGTATCTTCTAGGCCTGGAGTAAGATATGATTTTGTCTTGTTATAGAACTCTTTTAAAAATAAAACACTTAAATTTTCAACTGTTGATGTTGCAGTATGAATACCAGCAACAGAAGTGGAAAAAGTAAGTTCACCGGGATTATTTGGATCTCTAAAAGAAGTTATACCACTAAATCCACGTACAACTCCAGTAAAAGTATTTGTTGTTATACCAGTATATGTAAAAATTTCATCATCAATTTTAAAAAGACCATAAGTTCTTGGAAATCCTTTTGTTGATGATACAACAACTGTAGATTCACTAGCAGAGATGTTACTACTAAGAGTTGTTACACCAACTATAACTTCAGGTGTTAAATTATCAAGTTTAATATATTGATCTAAATTATCAGTTAAGTCTACAACACCGCCTCGATGTTCTTGAGAAATATAATATTGTTTTAAAAAATCAACTGATAATGGACTCTCTGACTTTAAAAACTCAGGGAGTTGATTTTCAATTATCTGTTGAACTTGTATACGTTTGTCTATTCCAGTTCCAATCATGTCCTTGTTAGTTCTCCATTTGAGTAACTTGATGTGACTTTATAACCAACACCAGATATTTGTTCACCTGATGTAATTGTATCCTTAACCATATTTATTTTACTACTAGATATGCTAAAATCTAGGTATAAATCTTGTAAACCTATAATATCATTAGATTCAGGGAAAGCTTGTATTTCAATCACATTATTTGGTTTAACGGTTGATGTGATATTTAGCGTGGTTAAATTTACTTCCCCATGAATATAATCAACTGTACCTGCTGACTGTACAACAACGATTGTTTCGCCAGTTTCATTAGTTCTAATAATTGATATAACACCAGTCTTATTATCCTCATTTGGAGTGTCAGTAAAGAATACTGTTTCTGTTTGTCCTAAGATTGTAAATCCAGTGCTTTTAATATTACGTCCTGCAGGTTTTACATTAAATTGATTTCCAAAACACAACTCATATTGAGCAAATTGATTAACAAATGCTTTAAGATTTCTGCGAATAATTACTCTAGTAATATTAGAAGTAATAGCTTTATCAATATTATCAACAACATTCAAAACTTTACTATACTTAAACCTACCACCAAATTTATTTACATCACCAGACTTGGCATATGTTGTCAATGCAGATGTTATTTTAGTTTTTAAGTCATTTAACAAACTTACCTGTGTTGAGTCATAATATACAAAAGAATCAATTTCAACATATAATACCTGCAAATCAATTAACTTTTGATTGATACCTGTTAATGAATAACTTTTTAATTTACGTAAAATTTGTGTTTTATCAAAATCTGATACAAATTCACCATTTTTTGGTTTAATTGTAATAAGCACATTACCAAATTGAGGTGGATCAACTTCTTCACCACCAACAACTGATACAGTTTCAGTATTTGGATAAATTTGTTGAATTATAGATTCATAATCTCTTGCTGTAACTGCCCTATATTGCGATGAGTACAGTCTTGGAGCAAAATACTTAACAGAATCAATAGATTCAATATCACCCCCATTAGAGGCAGACTGAACAGTGTTAATGATAGGTATCGTAGTTGGAGTAACAACAACTCTTGAGTTTCCAGATCCTTCACCTGTGAATCTACCTGCAAAACTAAAGGAAGCAGGCCCATTCCCCTTTGCACCTGATGTTGTAATATACTGAACAGTTATTGTACTGCCATTCTCAGGTTTTCTTCCAAATATACCATCACCAAATAAAATTTCATATCTTTCATCTTGTATCTCTTGTATTAAGTAGGTATCTGATATTGAGGAGATACCAACTATGTTATCTACTAACTTATATTGCTTACCTAATGATATACCATCACCTACATATGCTACTATTGTAGATGTATCAATATCAGGATTATCAAGAATGAACCTTTGTTCAAGTGAACCATCAACAATAAACTTAGATGTGACAAAAGTTCCTTCTTTAACTTGTATTGGATCATCAGATGTTCCAAAGGTGGCAGTGGGAATAGATCCACTAGTATCAACTGTAGTAACAATACTTTCTGATATTGAAAACACTATATCACTATCATCTTGTCTACCTACACACACTAGGCCTGGTTCTAGAGTCAACGTAGGACTAGTTGTGTTAGATTGTACTTGAAATGTTATTTGTGCTTGTGCTGCTGTCTTTGAACGGGGTACATAACCAATATTTCTTGCTAATGAAACTACATTTTCACGTAATGTTGCTGAATCAAGGAATGATTCATTAACCACTAAGTTAGAGTTGAATGCAGATATGTAAGTATTATATGCTAATGTGTCTATTAAGACAGAAAAGTTAGATCCTTCAAAATCAAAGTCCGTAAAATTGGAATTTGCCCTTAAATAATCCTTTATTTGTGTCTTTATCTGATCAAAGTCAAGATTTGTATATTTTGTAAACGGCATTTATCTCGTGGCTTTAAGTATGAATGAGAAATCTTGTGTTGGAAACTCTTGTCCAACAATATCAAAGATGACTGTAACCTCAAATTCATGCTGATCTGGTCTTGGATCAACATTTACTTCTAAATTATCAATTCTTGGTTCAAAATTTTCAATTGTCGTTTCAATTTGTTTTTGTATGACTGAAGCGGTACCAAAATCAACAAATCCCGGTGTCAGTTCAAAAAGCATATTCCGAACATCAGAACCGAGCAAAGAATTGAAAAATCTTTCAGTAGGTATTGTTTGTACAAGATTACGAACAGATCTTTTGATAGCATCTGCATTTTTAAGCACACCAATATCATTTGTCACAGGATGTCTCTTAAATGACAGATTAATATCCTTAAATGATTTTGATATTCTTGTTGTCGCCATTAAATGATAGATTTTTTTATTATTTATACCTATCTTTGCAACTCATTCATATTATAGTCATCTGAATCGAAATAATGCATGATATTCCATGCTACATTACGTGGTTTTGCCTTTCCACAAGTGAAAATATCGATTGCAACGCACTTTTTATCAGGCCAAGTGTGACATGAGGCATGACTTTCACCTAAACCAAGCACACAAGAGACACCATAAGGTTCAAACTGATGAACAAATGTGTTCAAGAGGGTCAAATTCTCTCCTAAAACTGCTTGAACCATCACATTTGCTATTTTTTCTGGGTCATTTAGTTTATCAAAGTCAACATTATAGATTTCAACTAATAAATGTTGTCCCATATGGGCATTTTTCACGTTTTTCATCCAATATCCTCTGGTGAAGGTATACCTTTACTCTTTATAAATGACTTATCATTGGTTTCATAGTCCCAATTTTCCTCATTTTTGCGTTCTTTAGCTGTTTTCCAGAAATAATTCTCTTCTGAACCCAATCCATCACGATCATGACCGTTTTCAACCTGATAATACACTGTTGATACCTTAAAATCGGGTGTCTTAGGTGTCTCTGGAGTGATACTGTTGTCATAAATCCTCATTCTGTTGTTTGGATAGAGGCAAAACTGCCCATTATCCAGTTCTAAGAGGTTATGAGACTTGTGTTCAGCAGGTTGTTCACTTGTTGAGTAGTCAATTGCGTCTACACTCTCATGATAATTGTCCAAAGTGCAAATATATGTGCCTGTTTGGTTGCCAAAGTCCCTTGTCATCACTTCAAAGTGCATTGAACCGATAAATTGCTTCTGAACAGCGACCACACCATAGTCCATACAGTTCCAAAACTGTAAATTATGCAGTGTCATGTCTGGTGTAGGTGTTTCTGGGTCTGTTGTGAACGCAGAAATGGGTAATTTATCGAACATTGCAGCATATTCTGGTAAATATGTCTCAAAATAGAAGGCTCTACCGGGAATTGACTTGGCAGACACCCAAACTCCCTTTACAAATTCACCATGACCACTCTTATGGTCAGTCAAATACTCTTTTCTTACCCATACTTCATAAGATGGTAGGTTTGCGATTAGTGTGCTCATCGATTTAATTTACGTTTGAGTTCTTTGGACATCTGTTTAGATAGTTCACTATCTAGATATATTAAATGTTCTTTCAGTTGTTCTTCATCTTCATTCTCTTCGATTAAATCATACAGATGGTCGATGTGCTCTAAGGCATACATTAACTTTGTCTGTTTATTCATCTTCAACATCCTTGACCTCTTTTCCTCTTACGAGCCGAGTTACGCGAGGTAGAGGAGTATTTTGAGTGTTTTCCGTTTCCTTGTCGAGACTTCTTCGGACGACCTTGAATGTGTGATCCACCGTTAACCATTGTTTTCCTCCGTCATTTTGATTGTAAATTTGCTTGGGTCATTATTCCCAGTTTGATAAAATTCGACTGCAAAGTCCTCCATGCGATCAAAACACTCATTCTGTGTCATATCGCTAAAGATTTCTTTGCCATCTTTAAGTATTGCGTATTTTGTTATTTTCATCCTCTTGGATCATACTTGAATATAATGAAAAGTGCCACAATGAATATCATTAGAAGCACTGAAAAGAATGTAATCATAAGTTAGATAATACGAGTTTTTTCATGTCCGACACGAATTCGAGGATCGCACCAGATTTCAATACCAGCCTTTTTGGCATCGAGACAGAACGAGACATCTTCGCCACACATATCCTGTACAGTACCAGATTCAAAGACTTGCATTTGAGGAGCAAACCAAGGATACTTCATATCAGGATGCTCAAAGACACCCTTCTTAATGAGTAACCAACCGAATCCTGCATAATCTACAGTGAATGGTTTCTTTCTTTTCTGTATTGTGTCGAGTGTTTCATGATTCATGACACCACCATTTGCTGCGAAGTCTTCTTCGTCTAACCAGTGAGCAACTGATGTAGTACGACCATCTTCAGTACAATACCAACCAGATACAATAGGTCTCTCCTTCTCAGGATCAACTACAATATTGTAACCTGCAAGTTTTGTTGCATCTGATCCATCCTTATTCTTGATTACTTCTCCCTTTTCATTCTTCATTGGTTCAAGAACTTGCTGCTTTGTAACTGCTTCAGCAGGAACTGAATTTAAAATTAACTGGTAAAACTTGTTTGTATCAAAAACAATGTCAGAATCAATCCATAACTGCCAATCGTATTCTAACTTTCCATCCCAAGGTAACTGATCAGGCCCACGAAGAACGTTTGCACCCAAACATTTACAACGGGCAAAATTCACCATTGATGAATAATCTTGTGATATCTGTATTCCTCCACCTGCTTGAACGATATCAAAACATAATTGTACAAAGTTCTTTAGGTAAGTATATGATACTCCTCTACCGGGTAAGCAGAAAACTATTTTTTTACCACGTATTAAAGACTTTGCTAGTTCGTAATCCCACTCTGGTTCTTTTTGTACCGGAGTTTTTGGTTTTACTGAAAATCCTTTGGCCATAATTGATTCAATCTACATTAATATTGTACCTCACAGATATCTATATGTCAATAAGAAATTCTTTATGGGCGGTTTTACTCCTCCTCCTCTGATTCTTCCATCACCACACTATTATCATCTATCTTCCAATTTAATTTCGTATCTTCGTACCAACCCATTTCATTTATAATCCATTCCGGTATAATTGCACAGTATTCACCTGTAGAAACATCAACCTGTATTGAAGTAATTTGGCCACCGGAATTTTTTTGCATATAATAAAATCCTGTCATCGTTTTTATATAGCGAAAAAAAAATTTACAATGAGTGTAATATTTGTCTCGCTTTCGTAACACTTTGTAGACTAGGGGTGTCATGCGTTTTTATATACGGGGGGGCGGACGACCCCCCACTGCTGTTATGCACGAACGAATGACTTAATCCTTATCTGAATAAGAACCCTCAACAACTCTCTTTCCGTTGAGAGCATACCAGACTAATTCTGCATATCCGTACTCTTGTGCCATGTCATATAAGAGGTCATAAGCAAAGGTTGTTGTAACCTCTTCGCGAATGTTTGTGTTTGGGACTTCAATAAATTTTTGAATCATCATAATAAAAAAGGGGATAATGTGTATAAAAAGAAAAGACCCTATGCGAAGATAGGGTTTGCATACTTACTGCATGGGTGTGGATTCTCAGGAGAGCAACCAAAGGAAGCAATGAAGTTGTCTAACTGTGTGACTTCATCGGGTGTAAGGTCATCAAAGTCAACTGTTGCGATGTGGTCTACACCCCACTCTGCAACTTCAAAGACAAACTCTTCCCAGTCACAGCACACATGTGCTACGTTTTCAAAGTTGTCATTCTTAAGTATTCTGTCTGCGATTGCTTGTGGTCTGTTCATAAGGGGGGACTCCTTTTGTGTATGTACTTATTATAAAAGAGATGCTCACGGATTGCGAGCATCTGAAACAATTGTTAATAGACTTCGGTTGGTGTGGTGATCTCTTTAATGAGTTCATTCATTTCTTTTTGATCTGCTTCTCCGTAGTCTGCTCCGTCTGGTGTTTCAAAGAAACCGCACATAACCTGCATTTCATATAAAAACTCATTGTAGTCTTTACAGACAGCTGCCACGTTATAAAGTGCGGGTTCGTTATTAATCCATAAGGCACAGTTCCAAGTGGTGTAGTCTGCCCATCCGTTGTAAGTTTGATTTGTCATAGGGGGGAAATCCTTTGTGTATATGTTTATTATAATGGATACGGGAACTAATTAAAGTTCCCGTTGAGTATGTTTAATACTCTGAAACAATGTTTAACCAAGTCCAAACTTCTGCCTTAGTTAACCAACCGCGTACGTCCTGCCACTCATGGTCATCATATACGATTTTGTCATCTTTTAAAAGTGCGATCTCATAAAGACCATCGGCACCTCCATAAGAGTGGTCATGACATGCAACGGAAAGACCATAACCGTTATCGCAATAATATCTAACTACTTCGTCGTTTGGTCTGATTACTCTTTTTGATGTG